TAACTGGGCATTATCATTCATTTCGTCTATCAGATTGGGGAGGAGTCAAATGGCTACAAGCACCAGCCCTCGACGGAGGAAGCGTGTGGTGGAGACAATCAACGGGGGAGATTGCGGATGTGGGAGTCCTGACCTTTGTTGTGAGCAGTCAGGGAGTGTCGGACATCCAACTATTATGAACGACCCAAGAGATATAGCCGCATACGCCGCAGAATTGGTCTCAGGAGACCGACAGGACGCCTATGGGCATCCGCTTGATAACTTTACCCGTGCCTCAAAGATATGGTCTGTAATCCTCGGCTGTGAGGTTTCTGCCGAGCAGGTTGCCCTTTGTATGGTCGGAATGAAGGTAGCCCGAGAGGTCAATCAATCTAAACCTGACACCGTAGTAGACGGCATAGGATACTTTTTAACTCTAGGTATGATTCAAGAAGAAAGATTAAGAAGACTTAATTCTTAAAAAATCAATACGCTATACTAAACTCAATGTGCGCTTAGTCGCCCGAGTTTTTCGTCTCTTCCGTGTCCGAGTGACCTGACGGTCACTTGGGCTATCTATGTGCCGTCACGGAGGAGGTACAGATGGCTCGTTATCGAGTCTTACAAGGTATTGATTACCCACCTAATAAAAGAGCCGAGGCTGGCAAAGTCGTAGATGACTTACCTGCAACCTCGGTTAAATGGCTTTTGGAATCAGGAATTATTGAAGATGCTGACAAGCCAAGTAAGAAATCAGAAGAGCCAGTTGTAGAAGAACCAAAAGTTGAACCAGTAGCCGAGAAGGTTGAAGAACCAATCGCTGAAGATGGTTTTGACCCTAACGCCGAAGATATTGATGGCGATGGTTTTGTCCAAGACGGCACCCCACATCAACGCCCAGTTGAGGAGAAATAATGCCTACTTTTCGCCACGGTAAAAATGTCAATGTCTTTATTGATGAGTTTGATTTTTCTACCTATTTTAATGATGTCAGCGCATCTACCTCGGTAGATACTGCTGAGACAAGCGCTTTTGGAACAAGTGCAAAAACTTATGTAGTCGGTCATCGAGATGGAACAGTCTCACTTTCAGGAATGTTTGAAGGAACCGCCTCCACAGGTACAGATGAATTTTTCAATACTGCTCTTGGTAATGCAACCAAGGCTTTAGTAGTTGTTGCTCCTGAAGGTCATTCAAATGGCGCAGGTGCAATCATGTTAGAAGCGGACGATACATCTTACGAGGTCTCAAGTGCCATCGCAGATATTGTCCAAGCAAGCGCAGAATTCCAATCAACAGATGCAGTAGAACACGGAAAGATTCTTTCTTCAGGTTCAACTGTAACTGCGACTGGAAACGGAACTGCCGTGGATAACGGAGCCTCAACCACCAATGGCGGAGCAGGGTTCTTGTCAGTTCCAGTAAATACACGCAATGGAAACATCACAGTAAAAATTCAACACTCAGCAGATAACTCAACCTTTGCTGACTTGATTACTTTTACCGTGGTTTCAAGCACTTCTAAGACCTCAGAAAAAATTGAGGTTGCGGACGGCACAACAATAAACAGATACCTACGAGTGAATTACACAGTCGCAGGTTCAACAGGCTCGGCTACCCCTGTGGTGGCTTTTACTAGGAGGTAAAAAAACAATGCCTACATTTCGTCATGGTAAATCCACCGTATTCAAAGTAGATAATTCAGGTGGCACACTTACCGATATTAGCAACACCCTTACCGATGTCTCATTCCCACAATCAGTAGACACAGCCGAAACCAGCGCTTTTGGTTCCTCTGCAAAGTCTTATGTAGTTGGTTTGACCGACTCAACAATTTCTATCTCAGGAAACTTTGATGCAACAGTTGATGCTCACTTGGCTGGAATTCTTGGTCAAGCGGCTTCAGTTTCATTCGAGTACGGTCCTGAAGGTTCAACAAGCACTTATGTTAAGTACACAGGAGAGGCATACCTAACTTCTTACGAGAAGAGTGGTGCTATCGGAGATGTAGTGACATACTCTGCTGAGTTCCAAGTGACAGGTGCCGTAACCCGTGGTACCTATTCATAATAGGAATTGATTCAAAAAAACTTAATAAATATCGTGACCAATCAATCTAGTGTCCAAGGAGAAAAGAAATGACAGATTTACGCAAAAGCATATTTGACGCCGATGATATTACGAAAGAGTTAGTGGAAGTCCCTGAATGGGGAGTGACAGTAGAGATTCGTTCTATGACGGCTGGACAAAGAGCAACACTTACTGAGGGTGTTACATCCACAGATAAAGTTGATGTCTCTAATATGTACGCAAAAACTGTAATTGCAACCGTGTTCGACCCTGCGACTGGCTTGCCAGTTTTCACAGACCAAGACCGAGAAGCCATCCTTTCAAAGAATGGTGCAGTCATTGAGCGTTTGGCAACAAAGGCTCTTGGCAGTTCAGGTCTTAGTGAAAAGGCGGTAGACCAAGCACAGGCTCGATTTCCTCAAGAATCCTGAGAGACGGTTTCTTTTCGAGATAGCAGAAAAGTTAGGTAGGACGGTGGGTGAACTTCTTTACGGAAGTCCCGCCCACCGACCTCTTAGCAGTATGGAATTGACAGAGTGGAACGCCTTTTATCTTGTCAAAGAAAAAGAGCGTGAGAAAGCGGAGAGAAAAGCGAAGGCTAGGAGATAAATGGCTGAATCACCAACCATGGAAGTCCGTGCCCGATTAACGGCTGACTCCGCTCAATTTACAAAAGGTTTAGGCGAAGCAACAAAAAGCGCTGAAACTTTTCAATCTGCCGCTCAAAATCTAAATAAAGTTTTAGTTGCATCAGGAGCGGTTGCTGGTGGTTTTGCAATCGCCATGCTTGCTTTTGGAACTAAGTCTTTCAAAGCGGCGGCTGAAGTTCAACAGTTAGATGTTGCTTTACAGGCTCTTGGTAGTTCAACTCGCTATGGATATACCCAACTTGCTTTAGCGGTAGAACAAATTGAGGCGGTTGGTATTCGTTCAACAGCGGCGCAACGAGCAGTAATTAAACTTGCTCAGTCCAATGTTGATTTATCTGAGGCTCAACAATTAGCAACTATCGCTCAAAACCTATCTGTTACAGCAAGCGTTAATTCAGCAGATGCTTTGAATTCTTTGGTCTTTGCTATTACAACAGGTCAAACAAGAATGTTGCGTCAGATAGGTATTACCGCTGGAGCAACAGAAGCCTTTGCTATTTATGGACGGACAATAGGTAAAAGTGCTAGTGACTTAACTATGGCTGAAAGACGCCAAGCAGTTCTTAATTTAGTATTAAAAGAAGGCGCCAAGGTTAGCGGTGCTTATGCGTTAGCAATGCAGAGTCCATCAAAGGCTCTTCAGGAAATGGCTGACAACACTAGGAGATTACAAGAAGCAGTAGGTAAGAGATTGCTCGCCGCTTTCACAAAAATAATTTTGGCTGTGTTCACTTTGACAGATAGATTCCAAAAAGCGGCTAATGGGACTGGCGCATTTTCTAAATACCTTGATGCTATGGAAATGCTATTAACTAAACTAGCAGACCCGTTTGCAAAAATAGCAGAGAATGTTGGAAACTTTATTGAGAAAATAGATAAGAGCGAAGTAAGTATTAAATCAATAGCCTCTTCTATGGAAAAACTTTTACCGATTGCTATTGGCTTTACAACATTTTTTGGTATTAAAGCAGGTAAATCTCTTAGTCAAGCGGCGCCTTTCTTCCAAGGTTTCTTTGCCGCTTTATCAAGATATGCAGGATTATTTACGGCTTTCACCGTAGTATTGACATCTCCTCAAATAAGAAATGCAGTAGGACAAATAATCTCTGCTTTCAAACCATTGCTTCCAGTATTACAACAAGTTGGAGGAGTGTTAGCAACTTTATCGGGAATCATAACTGGTGTAATTTCTAAAGCCTTAACTGGTTTAGCGAATCTTATTAGAACAGTTACAGGTTTCTTTTCAAGTAATGCAAGAGCCACACAAATTTTAGTTATAGCCTTTACAGGAATTGCTACGGCAGTTGGTTTAGCAACAGTAGCCTTTTATGCTCATGCGGCGGCTATAAAAATAGTTACTTTTACTCAGGCTCTTTTACAGGTTGCAACAACTTTATTAAGCGGAGCGCAATTAGCAAGCATCGCTTCTACCAACGGTCTAGCGGCGTCAATGCTTAGACTCAATGCAGTCTTAGCGGCTAATCCAATTATGCGTATTGTTTTGATAATTGGCGCTTTGGTCACAGCCCTTGTAGTTGCATACAAGACTTCTGAGTCATTCCGCAAGGTTGTTGGTATGGTCTTTAACTTTGTAGCAAAAGTGGTAATTACTGTACTCGGTTACATCATTCAGTATTTTGGTCATGTTATGAAAGCCTTGGCTTCAGCCATGCGAGTATTTGGATTCTTTGCTGAAGTAATAGCAAAGGTCTTTGAGTTTGTAATAGATATATTTCTTACTTGGGTTAAATTTGTATTGACTTCATTCAAGAATGTTATTGATGGTTTTGTAAACCTTATGGAAACAAATGACACTTTCCGAAAGATTGTAATAGAAGTATTTAATACCGTGATAAGAGTTATTGCCTTAGCGGTAACGGCTATCGTAACAAATTTTGCCAACATCTTAAAGGCTATTGCAACTGGTATTTATTTCTTTGAAAGATTATTAGATGTAGCCAAAGTTATTGCAAAGGGAGTTATTGGAGCGTTCTTGGCTCTAGGCAAAGGCGTGGTTAGTGTTTTCGGCAAGGTTGCTAGTGGTTTAGGTGACTTTTTAGATAATGCACTAACAACAGTCAAGCAATGGGTACAAAAGGTAACTGCACCATTGATGAAAATTCCTCTTGTTTCTAATGCGGTAAGTGCGGCGCTCGGTGCCTTAAATGGTATGGCGGAGTTTGCAAGTTCTAAACTCAACGGAGTTGCTAAATCAATTACAAATCTATTTAGCGCATCCGATGATGGGGGCGCAAAATCGGTAGATGCAATTACTGGTGTCTCTAAAACACTTATTAAGAACGCAAAAAGTTGGGGCAATTATTCTGAAGGTGCGGCTGGCGCTATTTCAGATGTTGCAAACAAAATGCTTGATTTTAATATGAAGGTCGTTGATTTAGCGGCAAAAGATAATGGCTCAAAGATAGTTGAAGGCTTAATCGCTGGCGCTAAGAAAGCATCCCCGCTTCTTGAGAAAATGATTGCTGGTCTTGGTACTGCAATTAAATTTGATTTTGCTGGAACCGTAGGAAAGTTTATTGAAGAGGTTGCTAATAAGGCTGATGAGGCAGGAGATAAGTTAATTGAGTTTGGCAAAAACATGGTTATGTTTGCCAAAGATACAGATTTTGCTGGTGAGTTAAAAGACTTTATTGGCAATATAAGAGAGAGTCTTGAAGAGGGTCTTGGCTTTGGAGACATTCTTAAAAAAGAAAAAGAAATTGCAGAGGGAATCAAGGCTGGCGGTATTGATGAAGATGCTCTAAATGAAATACAAGGTTCAGCCGACTTGATGAAAAAAATTCGTGAGGCAATGAAGGCTGGTATTGAGTCAATGAGCGATGTGCTTAAAGACTTACAACAAGCGGCTAAAGACTTTGCTGACTCACTTAAAGACACAATCTTAGGTTTTGCAGGACTTAAGGGAGTAGAACTTCCTGACGGATTTATTCCAAAGGCTAAATCTCTTATTGAGAATATGCAAACAAGGTTAAATAAGAGTAATGCGTTTGCTCAACAGATAACACAACTACAAGCACTTGGACTTGATGCAAAAGCAATTCAAGATTTAGTTGAGTCAGGACCAATCAAGGGCGCTCAGTTAGCGGCGTCTATTCTTGGTGGCGGAGCAGAGGCTATTGCTCAGATAAATGAAATTCAAAGAGCCATAAGTATTACTGGAGCGGCAATCGGTAAGTTTGGTTCTGAAGCGGCGTTTGGTGAAAAGATTTCAAATGCTCAAATGAAACTTGCTCAGGTTACAGATGCCGAAGCAAGAATCTCAGGAGTAAGCGGAAATAACATTGTTATCGAACAGGGTGCTTTTGTGGTCAATGTTGATACAACTGGAGCAACCACCCAAGATGAAAAGGCTGACATAATTACTCAACGAATTCAAGAAACTTTTGCAATCTTGGCAAAGGAGTTGGCTAACAGATAATGGCTACCTATATCCTCAGACCTAACGCTAACTGGAACAACGCCTCTTCTTTTACTATTTCAGGCGGTTCAGGTTCAGTTCATGCGGCGCTTGCTGACAGTAGCGATTCAACTTACATTACTCGCACCAGTACGACAGTTCCCGCATCCTACGAAGCAGAGTTTGGTACAACAACCTTAGCGGCTACTGAAAAAGTTGAGTATGTAAATCTTCGTGCCCGAGCAACTATTGGAACTGCTGGAAGTATTCAGTTAAGTCTTGGAGTCATTACTGACCGA